ACTTGCAGAATTCTCAACACAGAAGAACACGGAAAACGAAACTCCGTTTGATCTTGTGTTCAAGGACGAGACAACAGAACACGAAGTGAAACTTCTTAAGAAAGCACTCCAACAATGGACCAAGTCCAATCAATTCAACAAGAGAATCTTCAGGATATTCAGGAACGCACTGAAGTACGGAGACTGTTTCTTTGTCAGAGACCCGGAAACGAACAAATGGTTGTACATAGACAACGCCAAAGTTGACAGGATCGTTGTAAATGAATCTGAGGGCAAGAAACCCGAACAGTATGTGATCAGAGACATCAACCCCAACCTACAGAGATTAAGTGCAACGCAGATCACACCTAACCAAACATACGGCGGAGGTGGAACAACAGGCGGTGGTACAGCGGCATATGGATCAAGTTATGCCAACGCAGGTGCCACAAACAACATGTCAGGCTTCGCAGGCGGAAACGCAGGTGGAAGATTCTACAAGACGATGAATGCCTACAACATAAATGCAGAACATGTGATCCACATGTCCATGTCAGATGGTCTAGACAACCTATTCCCGTTTGGACAGTCAGTGTTGGAACAAGTATTCAAAGTCTACAAACAGAAAGAATTATTAGAAGACGCGATAATAATCTACAGGGTACAGAGAGCACCTGAAAGAAGAGTTTTCTACATAGACGTGGGTAACATGCCTACACACTTGGCGATGCAGTTCGTTGAGAGAGTCAAAAACGAAATCAACCAAAGAAGAATTCCAAGTGCATCGGGTGGAGCAAACTTCATTGATGCAACATACAACCCAATGTCCATAAACGAAGATTACTTCTTCCCACAGACAGCAGAGGGTAGAGGATCTAAAGTGGACACACTGCCAGGTGGTACAAACCTAGGTGAGATAGATGACTTGAGATTCTTCACAAACAAACTGTTCAGAGGACTAAGGATTCCAAGTTCTTACCTACCAACAGGTGCGGAAGATGGCGGACAACAGTACAATGACGGTAGAGTTGGAACTGCTTACATCCAAGAATTGAGATTCAACAAGTATTGTGCTAGATTACAATCAATGTTGGCAGAAACTTTTGATGCTGAATTCAAATTATGGGTCAAGAACAAAGGCTACAACATAGACAACGGAATGTTTGAGATAAAACTCAACCCACCACAGAACTTTGCACAGTACAGACAGACAGAAATGGACCAAAGCAGGGTGAACACATTCACAGCAGTGGCAGACTTACCTTACATGAGTAAGAGATTCGCACTAAAGAGATATCTTGGTCTTTCTGAAGAAGAGATGGCAAGAAACGCCGAACTATGGGCAGAAGAGAACAACGTGCCACAGAAGAAACAAAGCAAATCAAATGAATTAAGGGGTGGCGGAGTAACACAGTCAGGAATCACAAGTGATTTAGATCAATTTGAGGAACCAACAGCAGATCCAGACGCACCAGAACCAGGATCACCACAACCAGGTGGCCCGGGACAGACACCAGGTGGACAGACACCAGGCGGCACAGGTGGCGGTGGACAGGTATAAGGATTAAATACGTTTATGAAACTGAATGAATTCTTCACATACGGCGCAGATGGCTTTGAACAGGACAAGACATACGAGCCTGAGAACGATATTTCAATTCTAGACGCAGAAGACACAAGGAAAACGAGATTAACACTCAAACAAATCAACTCTATGAGGTTGGCATCAGAGGCACACGATGCTCAACAGAAGGAAGAAGCAGTATTCGTCCAAAAGATGTACGGACAACCTGCTCAAGACGATAACTTAGAGTTATAATGTCATCAACAGCATTCGTACTGGGTAACGGTCAGTCCCGTAAGGGAATTGACATCAACGATCTCAAGGAAAAAGGCACAGTGTACGCCTGCAACGCAGTGTACAGGACACACCAACCACACTGGCTGGTGGCAGTGGATCCCAAAATGATGTTAGAGATTGTTGAAACTGATTATGTTGTACATAATAAAGTGTACTCAAACTTCAACAATCAATATGAAAAGCACAAGAAACTACTGGATCATGTTACTTGGTCAAAACCCAGTTTGGGTTGGAGCAGTGGTCCAACCGCACTGAAACTGGCCTGTGACCATGGATTCAAGGATATCTACATGCTGGGATTCGACTATCAAGGGTTGGCAGTGGATGCCAAGAAGAACAGATTCCATCTCAACAACATCTACGGTGACACACGCAACTACAAAAAGAGCAATGATGAGGCCACGTTCTACGGCAACTGGATGAACCAGACTAAACGTTGCCTGCAGGACTACAAGGAGGTCAATTTCCACCGTGTGATACCCGCAGGTTGGTTCAAACCCAATGACATAGACAGACCAGACAACATAGATCACCCAACGATCGAAGAATTCCTGTCAACATTTGACTTAAAGTACAAAATCTAGTCAAAATACACCGTTTCTCACCAATTACAGTACTGTTTCTACCCATTTACAGTAAATACAAACACTTATAAGTACAAATCGACCTAATTAAAGGAGCACGTGTAAAATGTCAAATAATAAATTTGAGAGTTTATTAGAGTTACTGATAAACGAAGAAAACGATAAAGCAGAGGCTTTATTCCATGAAATCGTAGTAGAAAAATCAAGAGATATCTACGAGAATCTAGCAGACGAAGAAGTAACTGCTGAATCAAAAGACGAAGAAGTTAAAGAAACTGAAGCATCTGAAGAAAAAGTAGAAGAAACTACAGAAGAAAAAGTAGAAGAAACTGCAAAAGATGAATCAGTTGAAGAGGCTTCAGAAGAGTCTAAAGACGAGCAAGTAGACGAAGTTGTTGAAATCGAAGACGAAGCAACAGAATCAGAAACTACTGAAGAAGAATCAATTGAAGAAGTAGGCGGCGACGCAACTGACGAATTGGTTAAAGACATCTCAGCAGAAGAAGAAGGCGAAATGGATGCAGACAAAGGCGAAGAAATGCCAGCGGACATGGAACCTGAAGCAGACGCAGAAGGTGATGTTGAAGACAGAGTAGTTGACTTGGAAGACGCTTTAGATGAATTAAAAGCAGAATTCGAAGCAATGATGGGCGACAAAAAAGACGATGACAAAGATGAGTCTTTAGAAGTTGCACCAGAGTTAACTCCAGAAGTTGAAATGGAAGCCAAAGACGCTAAAAAAGACAAAGAGGATATGAAAGAATACAAAAATCCTGTTAAAGCGGACACGGCAGACCATTCAGACAAGTCAGCAAAATCACCAGTAAACGCTTCTGTTAAATCAGCAGGCGGTACAGCGGCAAACATAGCAAAAGGCGGAGCAGACGACAACGGAAGACCGGCTCCAACTGCGGCTAAGATGCACGGTGACTTTGAGAACACAGGCGGAAAAGCAAAATCTACTTCATACAAGAAGATGGAAAAAGCGGACACGGCTGATCACTCTGACAAATCTGCAAAATCTCCAGTTGCCAAAGCGTAATTGTTGATTTAAAGGAGAACATCGGATGAGTTCACTATACCTAAGAGAGAATCTAACATTTGATCAGGCCAGAGTGCAGATCTTACACGAGGGAAAAGACGGTAAGGATTTGTACATGAAGGGCATCTGCATTCAAGGAGGGATCAAGAACGCTAATCAGAGAGTTTACCCAGTGTCAGAGATTGCGAAAGCGACCAAGACTCTAAACGATCAGATCAGCTCAGGATACTCTGTGTTAGGTGAAGTTGATCATCCAGATGATTTAAAGATTAATTTGGACCGTGTGTCTCACATGATAACAGAAATGTGGATGGACGGACCAAATGGATACGGTAAGATGAAGATCCTACCAACACCAATGGGCAAACTTGTCGAAACTATGTTGCAATCGGGTGTGAAACTAGGCGTTTCAAGTAGAGGTTCTGGAAACATGAACGAATACGGAAGCGGTGAAGTTTCAGACTTTGAGATCATCACAGTCGATGTTGTAGCCCAACCTTCGGCACCGGGTGCTTATCCTACGCCAATTTATGAACACCTTATGAATACAAAAGGTGGACATATGGCAAAGGGTTTGGCGGCTGAAGTTAGAAATGACCCTAAAGCACAAAAGTTCCTGAAAGAGGCACTAACAAACATAATAAAGGACCTGAAATAACATGATA